ATGTAGCAATTATCAAAGAACACTTAGTGAAAGTATCTTCAAGACCAAACATTTCAATTGAAGAAACTGAAATTAATTATCTTCATGGAAAAATGTGGATTCCCGGCAAGGGAACTTGGGAAACTATAAGCGTTACATTTTACGATATAGCAGACAACACAAATATAGAAAACGGAACCATTGGTTTATACACTTGGCTCGCAACTGTGTACAATTTTATGGATGACAAAGGATTGCATCAAGCGAGCAAAAAAGGCACCGAAGACGCAGGAAGTCAAGGATACGCTGGTAAAGCCACCTTGAAAATGTATGATGGTTGCGGAGGAGAGATGGAACAGTGGGTTCTATCACACGCTTGGCCTCAAGCTATTAACTTTGGAGAACTTGATTACTCAAGTTCCGAAGAAGCTACTGTAGAAGTAACATTGCGTTATGCATCAGCAGAATATAAAAACTTATGCAGCAGCCAACAACCAGCACCTTGTTGCGGTGGTTGTTCTGGCGGTGGTGGTGGCACCGCTCCAACAACTGGTGGCGCACAACCGACAACTGGTGGCGGTTTCCCAATAAGACCTTAATTTTTTATTTATTTTACTACATTAAAAGGTCTTGTTTACCACAAGACCTTTTTTCACATAAAGAGGTAAAACATGGCATCACCAAGTGGATCTGGAAGAGAAATGGGTTTGGGAAAATTAAATTTACCAAATACATGCTTTAAAAGAAAATACAGATGGTTTGTAAAATTCGATGAACTTGATTATGCTGATATTTTGCCTCCAAACAAAACTGCAAGACCTACACTAAGTTTCAAAGAGATGGAAGCACAACATCTTAATGAAACTATTTATTTTCCCGGAAAACCAGATTGGAAACCAATAAATTTAACTTTATATGATATTCAAAAAGGAACAGACAATGCTGTTTGGAAACAGCTATTAAAACTATATGATCCAAAAGAAGGAAAATACGAAACTTCTTGCATCGAAGGAATAGGTGGTTTTAAATTTAACGAAATGAAAGTTGGCATGTTGGATGGATGCGGAGAAACGATAGAAGTTTGGGTTTTTGAAAATCCTTACTTCCAAGAAGTAAACTGGGGAGAACTAGACATGACAGTATCTGATGTGGTCTATGTAGATGTAACTATTAGATATGATCGTGCCTATGTACAAAACCAAGAAGGCCAAGAAGAAGTAAATGATCACAAAGTTCAAAGTTCAACGGGAAATAATCAGCAAGTAGAACTTCAAAGAGTGCAAAGTTCAACGGGAAATAATTAGTATATATTTTTAAGTATGTCCCTACATCTCAAAAGCATTTCTTCTAATTCTTTAGGTTTACAATTTAATATCCTACAAGCTCCACTTTTGTTGAGTCTTCCTTTTTTAGTATAAACTTTATTTTCATTAGAAAGAAGTAATTCTACAAATTTACCAAGACCATGTTCTTCTAGTTTTTTTAGTGTTTCTTGTCGTTCTAGTTGATCTAAACCATCGTTTCCATAAAACATAATTTTATTACCTATAAGTTATATTTAATTATATTGTAAATATAATTAAATATCAAGAATTATTATGTTTTTTAAAATTTCTATTTATATAAGGTAGATTTTGTTCAAATTTAAGTTGTACGAAATCGGAGTATCTTCTTTTTAAATCGTTATAATTTCTTGCGGATCTGTACAGTTGTTTAAAGTGATTTAAGATACAAGTGGTCATGTAATTGAACGCTTTTCCCTTAGAAGGATCGAATCTATCTACTTTTTCAAAACATATCATGACCCCTTCTTGCACAGCATCATCTTGATCTATTAAATTAAATTTAGCATATTTAACTATATTTTCTGATAAAGTATAAAAAGCAAATGCTATTTTTTCTTGTGTTTCTTGAAATTTATTATTTGAGACTTTGTATTTTTCTTGAATTTCAAGCCAAACTTCTGGTGATTTGTAATTTTTATTTTCGTTTAAAGTACAAGTTATTTCGTTCGATATAAAATACAATTGATTTTTTTCTTTTTTTATATTTTGAAAAACGGAAATTAAAATCTCAAATGTTTTATTGTTTAAATATTCCTGAACCATCAAACCTCTTGATTGTTAAAGTTTTTTTCTTGCCATTTTTTTTTCCAATCTTCAATTCTTTCAAGGGCTTGCTTTCTTGCATCTAAATACCATTGATATGATATATTATAGTATTCATGAGAATAAAGTTTTCCTGATGTGTGACTTCTAAAGTGATCTATGTTTTCATCTAGCGTCCTCATGAAGTTTTCTTCTTTACCTATTATCTCGGGTTTTATGCTGTTGTTTCTCAATATATAATTACCTAATAACTCTGTATCTGGCCAATTTGGTCTTGTTGGGTGTGGTCGATAATCTTCTATATTAAATGTGTTCGCCAATCTTCTTAGACTCCAGCCAAAACCAATCTTATCCATTGTCTTCATGTGGTACATCGAACATGTGTGACTGATCATGCCTTCCCAATCTTTGTGCATGCGTTTTGTTATTTCATAACCAACCACTGGAGATTTATTCGAACAACGATCAAGCATATCTTCCAATAGATTGATTCTTTTTAAGAAACAATCCGAATGAGTGGCAAACAAATATTCCGATCTACACAAAGAAAATCCGAGATCCATAGCGATAGCAGGTAGATCACTTGGGTGCAAAACACCATTCAATCGTATGCTGTGAACCTCTACATCTTCGCTTCGTAATTTTTCTATTTCTTTATAATTATCTTCTGTGCTGCCAGTATCCACAACGATAATAAATGGCTGGATGGTTTGTAGTTGGAGCAATTCAATGCAAATTTTAAGTTCTTCTACGGTGTCTATTACTGGTATTACCGCAGTTATTTGATACGACCATGGTCGGTTTATGCAATCACCCTCCCAAGGTATTGAATTGTTTAAATCGTCACGAATTGGAGCTATTGATGGTGTCATAAATTAATTAACCTTTACTAAGTTAATATAGAAAGTAAAAGTAAAACTATGGACATTTTAAGTATTTTGACAGAAATTATAAATAACCCAAACGCAAAAAGAAATTATGTTAGACTATCTGATTATTATGCAAAAAACAATTTAACTCACGAAAACGAAGTCGTTGAAACAATAATAAAAGAATTCTTTGATGAAAACGAACAAAAAAATAACGACGATAATAACCATTAAAGAAAAATCTAATTTCGAAAGATGTTTTCTATCTACAAAAAAATTAAACTGTGACTACCTTGTTCTGGATAGTTTCAATCTTGAAGATGTCAAAATTTTTTGTAAAATTAATGAAATTAAATATATAAACTTTTATAAAAAAACAAAAAATTACGATGAAATGAAAAACAAAGCCACAGAAGAATCTGATTCTGAATGGTTGTTTTTCATCGATAGCAACGAAACCATTATAAGCGGAATAGATAAATTTTCTGTTATTGAAAACGAAAAAGCATTTTCTGTTTGCGTGATGAACCAGTACACAATAACCAAAGAATTAAGATTGTTCAGAAAAAGTTCGAATTACAAGTTTTTAAACAGTTACTACGAATCGGTTATCGCCAACAGCAAGCTACTAGATGTTTACATACACAGCACAGATGTACTTGATCAACAAAAAGCTCTAATCTATTTCCTAGAGCAAGAAAGCATGTTTCCATCAAAAAACAGTATTCGATATTATCTTGCGTGTTGTTTTTTGGCTTGCAACAGATTGACAGAATTCAGCAATAAAGCCGAGGAATTTCTATTTCATTCCAGAAAAAATGATATGGCTCAAATTATGATAAATTATTATTTGTCTATGGTGAGGTGTGTTAAAAAATCAAATCTAGAAAGTGCCATAAAATACATATCTATTTGCATTTTGTACAAACCCGATATGTCTGAATTTTGGTGTTGCCTTGCTGATATTTTCTATCAATTAAACGACATCAAAAAAGCTAAATGTTTTTATAAAATAGCAATCATTGCTGGATCTAAAAGAAAAAAAACAGACCTGTGGCCACTTGAAATTAAAAAATACAAAGAATACCCAAAAAAAATGATTGAAAATTGCGATGATATAGAAAAACAAAGAAAATCATATATAAAAATTTAAATCTCTTGCACAACAACCGTGACTTCGTCTTCGTATCTTGCTATGGCTATGTTTACTTTAGCATGTTTTATTTTTCTCAAATTATTTTCTAATTCATTTATATGGCAATTAATCACAGTCCAAGAACCTTCGTCTTTTTTTATTTCTTCTATTATTTCTTTGTTTACTTCTTTGTCAGGAAAATAATCAGATAATATGTGGCCACACTCTGAAACTATCTTGCGATAAAGAGGAGCATTGCATCCACAATTGGGATTAGAAAGAAATTTTGTAACTTCGGACTGAAAATGCTGTGGTATTTTTTGTCTAAATCTAGAATCTTTTAGGGCCTGTTTAATTTCCGACAGCGTTATTTTCTTGTTCATTCTGACTTTCGTTTATAAACTTTGGAATGATCACATATCCACAAGAAGGACATTTAAACTGTTTCCTTCTTGTTTTGTTGTTTACTTTTCTGGTCTGATTGTCGTACAAAATCGGCACAGAAGAAACATTGTGTTCTTTGTAATCTGCAATAGATTTAGTTATCTTCTTGTGGTGACACTTAGAACAATAAAATATTATTTCTTTATTTGTTTCCATTTTTACGCATCTTCTTGGCTTGTTTCTTGATTTGTTTCTTCGACAGGTTGCGGTAAATTAATTATCGTAAGAGACTCTATGTAATTTATAAACATAGCAGCTAAATTAGAAACGAATCCACCAGCACAACCACACGCAAATATTTTAAATGGTTCGTTTGTAAGCCATATCCATCCCATGAGAAACCCACACCATGTTCCGCTGCACATATAACATTCAACTATTGTTCCCAAATGTGGAATCTTTAATTTCTCCGAATATTTTTTAATGTAAAATCTGAATTTTTCAAATATAGATCCGTCAACGATAATGTGTGACATACCTATTGTTGATGTGATAAAAAGAATAAAGTCTACCATGTTTATTATCTCCAAAAAGTTATATTGATTTTTTTCTCGTTCCTGCAAATAGAAAAACTTTTAAAATCATTGTATTTCGAAAACTCAAATTTTTCTAATTCTTCTAGATTTATATTATAGTGTTTAACAAGTCCGACATCAAAATTTTCAACTACAATTTGATCCATTAATATTTTTTCAATATCGCAAAGTAATTGTCTTGATTCCATTTCGTTTAACATTCGAATATAAAATTTAAATTTTTCACTTTTATTATTATTATATATTAAAATTTGCCACTCATTGTATAACTTTTCATGATTAGTTCTAAAATAATTTTGTATGTTTTTGTTTAAAAAAATTATTTTTTCAAAATTTAAAATATTTAAAATTATCATACTACATTATTTTCACTAGTTATTAGGTATAATATTATATTTTAGGAGCATTCAAATGGCAGATTCAAATGAAATTTTCAAACCACAAAGAACAGAATCAAATCAAGCAGAATCATTTAATCCAATGATCAATAATCAAAATCCAGATGTTCCCAAGCCAAGAATAGAAGGTGCTATGCCGGAAGCATTTTTAAAGGCAATCAATCAACAAAACAATGTAAGCCAACAAAAAGAATCTAATTCTCAAGTATCTGGTTCTGATCATTTGAAAGACCTTATAGCCACTCTTAAAAATAGCAACAGAATATATGAAGAAATTGAATTGCCATCTCGTGGTAAGTTTTACGATGGAGAATTATCCAAGGGTATAATTCATGTCAGGCCAATGACCGGAGAAGAAGAACAAATTTTAGCAACTCCTAGATTTGTTAAAAAAGGACAAGCCATCAATATGATATTCGAAAGATGCATACAAGAGAAGGTAAAACCACAAGATCTTCTCTCTGTAGACAGAACATATTTGCTTATTTATTTGAGAGGTATTTCTTATTCTCCAGAATACGAAGTAGAAATAAAATGTCCTGAGTGTGCTAAGAAATTCAATACCACAATCAATTTAAATTCTTTGCATTTAGATGCATGTCCAGATGATTTTGGTCCTATTTTAAAAGATACACTTCCAAACACCAAATTAGAATTTACTTATAGACTTGGCACTGGAAGTGACGAACAAGAAATTCAAGATTATCGTGATCGAAGAATCAAGATGTTTGGTGACGGAGCGGCCGATGATACTCTGACTTATAGAACCGCACAATTGTTGGTCGATATTGACGGCATAACAAATAAAAACGAACTTCAAATTTTATTGAAGAACCTTCCGATCAACGATGTTTCTCACATCAGATCGTGCATTAACGAACCTCCGTTTGGAGTAGATACAAATGTCGAAATCATTTGTGCAAGTTGCTTGCAAGATTTTAATATAGAACTACCGTTAGAATCAAGTTTTTTCTTCCCCCGTCGCCGCAAGGCGACGAATACGCAAGTCTAGAATTATGGACTGGAATGGCCGAAGAGATATTCTTCTATCAATACAATCTTCACATGGATTATAAGAATTGCATGATGCTTCCTATAAACTTAAGAAAATGGATGATAAGTAGATTCATAAAGCAAAAAGAAGACGAACACGCAGAAGCAGAAAAAGAACGCAGGAGAGCAAAAAGAAAATAATGGCAATAGTTGAAAGGTTTCAAAATCCTGTTTGTGGAAGTTCGATAAATCTTAGGCTTTTCACATATAACTCAAACATTAAAACAAATGTTTCTAATGTAACATCTATTGATATATATTTTTTAGATCCTTACAATGTTTCCGAAGCCAATCCAAAAGGCCAAAGATTAATAAAGACCATACAAGCATCAGAAATTGAAAATGTTGATTCTGGTGAGTATCTGGCTCAAATTCAAGTTGATCCACCACAATTTGGCATTGGGCAATATTACGATGTATGGAACATAACATTCACGGATACCGATGATTGTGGATCTGGGTCGATAACTAATTATTTTACTGTATACCCAGATTTATGGTTTGCATCTCCAGTACCGCCTACATATGATTTTTCTTTTCAATTTAGGCCAAATAGAATTGTAAAAGGATCGAAGAGATATCTTACTGTGCAAGTCACTCCAAACACGCCAAAAGGTAGTGATTTACAGGCTTTTTATGAAAACCTTGCGGTTATATCGGATTTAAAAATATCAATAGCTGCTGCCTGTGGTGAGTGTCTACCTGCCGAAGAAGATTTGAGATTAATTGTAGACAAACAAATTATAGTTTTTCGTGAAAGACATTATGCCTTTTACCAAATAGACACAGCCGAACTAAACAAAGGCATATACGATGTTTGGTTCGAATTAACATTTTCTGATAGTATTTTTGTATCTGAAAAAAATCAGTTACAAATTGTTTGATGGTTTATCTCCCTTTGGAAGAAGAGGTGTGACTTGTAGTCATGCCTCTTCTTCTTTTTTCATTCATAGTTATTTAATTTAAATATATTACAATTTTTATCAATACAACTCTCAGAAGAATATTCAGTCAAAAACCAATGCCACTTTTTAGGATATTTTGGCTTTATAACATCACAGGCGTATCCGTCTGTTATCACAAAAACAGCATTTGGATATTTTGTAATTTGCTTTGTTTCGATCATTTTGTAGATATAATTTTCAAGAATTACAAAAGAAGTTCCGCCACCTCCATAGAATGAATTTTTGTTTTTTAAATCAAATTCCTCTACTGCTGTATCGAAACTAAAAATTCTAACTTGAAATTTATCTTTGTCCAATGACATTGCAGAATTAAAAAATCTATCTTTGTACGAAATACAAGAACCACTTGTGTCTATGAAAAACAAAACATCTATCTTTTTATTTTCAAATTCAAATTCTATAACTTCTTGATTGCTTGGTAAAAACATACCTTCTGATAAACTAGTCATTCTTCTGTTGATTCTAGCCCACTGTTCTACATCTTTTATAGAATCATAGTTTTTATCTAATAGTTCCCATTTTTTTATAACTGTCTCCCATTTCTTTTTAGTTTTTTTATTTTTAAGCGATATGTCGAACCAAGAACCAAGAGATCTACCAGCTTCGTTGGATTCTTTTAATAATTCTTTTATACATTTTGATTCTTCTTCTGACATTTCTTGTAAGAATTTTTCATATATTTGTTTTTGTAAACCATCTTCTTGTGTCGAATTCAAATAATCATGATTATCAACTAGTTTAGGCTCTGTAGTTCCATCTCCCGGCATTCCGTCTCCGTATTTTTTTTCAAAATTATTATAATAATATTCATAAGATTCATCGGAGTTTATTTTTGATTTTTTATTTTTAAATATTGTATCTATCCAACAATATTGCTGGTGATTTAATATTTTCTCTCTAATAAATCCAAATCTATCAACCAATAAATGGTTGACCACAATATCCATAGCTACATTTGCAGCGTTTTTGTTTTTTGAGTCTTTGCTTCTGTGTCCATGATTTAAAATAACATGCATCGCTTCATGACAAATAACAAATAGTTTATTGTTTGCATCTAAGGATTTCCAAAAATCATAATTGAAAACAAACTCTAAAAAATCTCCATTTTTATTGAATTTAATAGCAGCGGTAGAAATGTCTTGAGTAAATACAGGCTTTCCCATGTGCCATAATTTACTAAATATCGCATGATAGCACTCAAGTTGCAGTGCGATGTCCATCCATTCTTCGTTGGTAATTTTCAATCTATTCTACCAATCTAATTTTATTTTGTTAGTCGATCCTGCGATTTTACATTTTTCTAAAACATTTTTAATCACAAAGAAGTTGTTCTTTGAAATGTCTTGGTACGCATTGCGATCTTTTTCTGATATGTTTTTAAGACAATTGTTTACTATTCCCGGTATTGTATTAGCGTTGTTTTTATTGAAATCGCTTGTTAGAACCAACAAACAAAAAGCGTTCATAGTCGTCAAACAAGACTTGGCATCATTGACATTGATATACTCTGGTATTGTTTTTGCGAACTCTAAAAAATCAGCCCAAATATCTTCAGGTAATCTAGATGGTTTTAAAGATTCATCGAATTTTAAAATATCAATATAAAAAGAAGAGTTACTTTTTAAAGCATAAGTAACAACTGTGTTTCTTCCTTCTTTTCTAAAATTAACCAAAGCATCATTTAGATTCGTATTTTCAGTTAGGGATTTTCTGATCTTTTTAACCAATGCTTGATTCTGATTTGCTTTTATAATATCGTTGCACAAATCCATAAAAACTTCCTCTTCTTTTATGTTTTTGAGTACGAAATTTATAACACTATCATCTTCTGATATAACAGAAGCGATTTTCTCTCTAGACAATAATGGCAAAAAAAACTTCATCATAGTATCGCTTTCGATGATGTATTTTATGGCCGATGCGTAATTGTTTTCATTGCTTATAAAAGATTTAGCTTCGACTTTGTTTTTAGTTTTCATCAGTTCCTCTATGATCGCAATCAAAGGGCCATGCGTCAACGCTCCTATTAACTTGGATACATTTGAAGTAACTGGCAAAACATCTCGTAAATCACCTTTGAAATTAAATGTATCGAGTGCATAGTCTAGTCTTCTTGGACTTATTTTTTCTTTTTCTTCTTCGTTAAGTTCGTTCCACCATTCTATTGCAGACTTTGCGAATTTATCGCCATATTTACTTGAGAAATAATCTAGGTCAGGCTTGTAAGGTAATTTATAATGTACTTGAAATCTATCTAGATGCGATGGATCGAGCCTTTCCACATCATAAACTTCTTCTTCGAATGGATTTATTGCAGCCCAAACAACTTTTAAATTTGGAAACTTTTCTCCGTTTATAGACTTGAATTGAATTAATTCCATCACCGCATTTCTGACTTTTTTATGACTTCTATTTAATTCATCAAAAAAAAGAGCTTCTACTTCGCCAGTCGCAAACGCTTTTGGCCTCACCAATTTTAAATAACTAATATCTTTGCCTTTGTATGATTCTGTAGTTTCTTTAGGAACTCCTATGAAATCACACCAAGGGTCCATAGTAGAAGCAGAAAAATATAGCCAATTTAATTTAGCATCATCGAATGCCTGTTTGACTAAAGATGTTTTGCCAATACCGTGTTTGCCGATAAATAATACATTTTGTTTGTTTTGAATCCAAGATGCCATCTTGGTTCGTAAAACATCGCTTTGCGACATGGAACTATTCCTTGTGTGACAATAAAACTATAATTTTATTTTAGCGATATTTTACAAAGTGTAAATTGAACTTTTAGTTAATAAAGAAAAAACCATCTTCTAATTTCAGTAATTCTTCAAGATTCACAATGATATAATTTTTATAATTCATATAATAATTAAATTTTTTATGTGGTAAGTCAGATTCTTTTATAAATGCCAGATATGGTTTCCTATTTTTCTTCCATATAAGTAAAGGCTTCCTGCCACACCTTTCTGAGTCCAATTCGGCTTGCTTGATGAATTCGTCTATCTGAGAATTGCCTTCGTTGAAAAAGCCATGAACATCTATGTCATCATAGCCACCCTTGCTCTCGATGCAAAAAGAAAAGTTTTGTGGGCAAACCAAATCGCCAGAGAAAACATCTTGTGCGTGTTTTGGTAAATGAGATGTCTGGCTCCACCTATTACCAGATCCTATGGATCTCGAAAAGCCAGTTCCAAATCTATCATTTAAAACTTTGACTACATTTCTTTCCGTTCTGTTGCCTTTTCTTTTGCCATCGACTTTTTTCTTTTTGTTTTTCATGTCGCTCAAAACATCGTCGACAAAAAAATCTTCATTATTTGTATTGCTCATAAAATAATAGAGTAATCATGTATTTAAAATTGCCTCTATGATTTGTAAACCATTTAAATGAACCTTTAATGCTTCGGATATTTCTTTTATTTCAAAATTAGATAAATCTTCGTTAGACTCAATTGTTTTGATAATGTTTTTGCTGGTATTTTCTATGTTTTTACATGTTTCGGATAATTCTTTTATATAAAAATGATTGTCTTCTGTTGCGGAATCGTTTTCTTTTGTTGTTTTTTCCAATACAAGTTTGTTGTTTAAATCATAAACCTTATCGACAAGATCCCCATTGTATGACCAAGGTTCGTATTGAGATGTCCTTGTTACATTGAATTTGTCTATTGTTAGACCTTTAAATTCAGAAAGTTCAATGTGATAAATTTGATCTGCATCTATTTGAGTGAAAATTTGTTTTCCTAAAAACTTCTTTTTTTCAGAAGACATCGCTTCTAAAGAATCAATCCACAAATCAGGATCTGAAAAGAAAAATATTTGACCCAAAGACTCTCTTAAATCTACTATCCATAAAGGTCTATGTTTGTTCCTAAACAGCCATAAATTACTATTATTATTGGCTATTTCCGCTATAGCTACTGCCATGTGACCATGGTTTATAAATGAAAATATATCGTGCAAAGCATTTATTCTAGCATCTTGATATGGAACAGAATCATCGGTTTCACACTCAAATATGCGAAGCAAAACTTCGCTATCACATTCGGTTTCTAGCTTGTATTTAGCCTTTAAAGATTCGTATTCGTGTGGCTCTATTCTTCCATTATGAATCAATGCTATTGCGTTGTTTTTGCTTACAAAAGGATGGTTGTTTATATTATCTGATGGATCTCCACATCCTTTTGAAGCACCCCTTGAATGGGTCACAAGTATATCAAAATCAACACTCGACAAGTCGTTCCATGGTTTGTCTTTTATAAAAATTCCAGATCTTACTGGTTCCTTGTGCGTGAATACCTTTTTTTCGGAATAATTAAATCCCCAAAATCCAGATGCATCGATTCCTCTAGACTCGTTTTGTTCAAAAATTTTAGATAATAATTCAAATGATAAATTGTTATCTTTTGATTTGCCTATGTACCCAGCTATTCCGCACATTAAAACGCACTCAAAGGACCAGAACTGCCACCCAAAGGCTCTGCATACAATTGATCTGCTTGAGTGTTTGGTTCTGTAGGATTAACTGCTGCTGTTACATCTTTAGGCTGTTCTGGAGGCTTATCCTTAGCACTTTTCATAGTAGAACCCAAAGAATCAGAATCCTTTGGTTCGGATGAATCGGCACTTGCTAGTTTATTTATTGGCAAACCAATACTTTTAATCACTTCTTCGAGATTAGAGACTATTTTTGGAAAGTAATCCTTATAACCAAAATCCTTGTCGTTACTTATAATTTTATCTAATACAAAACAAATTTTTTGCAATCTAAACACTTCTGTGGAATTTTCTTTTAAATTACCCGAACGGATAATTCCTTTTATCTTGTAGAACGCTTGTTCGCAAACGCTTTTTAAACTCTCTTTAGGTATTTTTTTTAAATCATTTAATACATTTAAATATTCCTGTAAAGATGTGAGTACCACACCTAGATCTTTAGCTATAATTCCCATACTTTCAGTAATTAAAAATTCTTTAAATCTCATATCTTATTTACTTCCACTGTATCTTTTTCTGATTTAATATTTTTATATTTTAAAGAAGCAACGATCAAACCATTAAATAACGGAGCAGCTTGTGTTAGTCTGCTTTTGAATTCTGGATGAGCTTGTGTTCCAATAAAGTACGGATGAACATCTTGTGACAATTCCATAATTTCAATTAGATTAGATTCTGGATTTCTTCCAGTAACATTAAAATCATGCTTGCTAAATTCTTCAACATAAACGTTGTTGACTTCGTAACGATGTCGATGTCTTTCTTTGATGATTTTAGACTCATACAAAGAATATGCAATAGAATCTTTATCTAATTCACAATCATACGAACCAAGTCTCATAGTTGCTGCCTTTTTATCCATTTTTTCTTGACCAGCAACAAAGTGAACCACAGGATTTTTAGTGTTTTTGTTAAACTCTAAAGAATTAGCGTCTTCGTGACATAAAATGTTTCTTGCAATTTCTATAACGGCACATTGCAATCCCAAACAAATTCCCAAAAAAGGTATTTTCTTTTCTCTTGCATATTGAATAGATTTTATCTTTCCTTCTATTCCTCTTACATCGAACCCACCGGGAACTATAATTCCATGTAATTCATCAAAATATTTATGAATACCTCTTTGATCTTTATATTTCTCAAGTTCTTCTGCGTTGATCCACTTGATGTTTATCTTAGCATCATTAGCTATACCAGCGTGAATCAGGGCTTCTTTGAGTGACATATACGCTTCATCGCAGTTGTCATATTTACCAAAAATACCAACATTAATTGTTTGCATGTTGTTGTTGTTTACATATTTCTCGACTAATTCTTTGTATTTTTGAATTCTGCATCCTGTTCTTTGCAAATTCAATAAATCAACAAAAAGATCATCGACATGTCTATCATAAAAAGCAATAGGCACTTGATAAATCGATGACACATCTGGAGCATCAAACACAGAACCTCTTGGTACACTTGTAATATCAGATATTTTTTTAATTATGTTTTCTGGAAGTTCTTTATCGCATCTACAAAATACAACATCTGGCTGTAATCCGTATTTTCTTAAATCACGAACTGAATTTTGCAGTGGCTTGGTCTTAAACTCTTTTATCGTCTGAACCCAAAGAACAGGTGCGACCAAAACCATCAAAACATTTTTACTATTTCTAAGTCTAAATTTACTTATAGCTTCGAAGAAAGGATCACTTTCGTTGTCTCCGACAGTGCCTCCTACTTCCGCTATAACAATGTCGTGATTTTCGCCAAGTTTAAGCAATCTTTTTTCTATTTTATTTGTAACATGAGGCACAACTTGAATTGTTTCTCCGAGATAATCGCCTCTTTTTTGCTCTGCTATAAGCTCTTCGTATAAGTTGCCACTTGTGCATATATTTAATTTACTTACATTAATTCCAGCTATTCTTTCGTAGTGACCAAGATCTAGATCTGTTTCAGTACCATCATCACATAAAAAACACTCACCATGTTCTCTTGGAGCCAAAACTCCAGCATCAGTATTCAAATAAGGATCGAACTTAATAAGCGTGACATTGTGACCTCTTGATCTTAGAAGCAATCCTATACTGGCCGCACTCACTCCCTTGCCAGTTCCAGATATAACTCCACCAGCTACAAATATATATTTCGCCATTTTAGCTCCAAATCACAAAGAGTTTAAATAATCATTATCTTTATAATAATCTCTTGTGATTTTTTTTATTCTTAAGGAAGAAGATTCGTAAATGTACAATTTTCTTTTGTTTGGCTTTAAATCAAATACATTTTTCAATGTATCTTCTAAACCACAAAGAAAAATCCATAACCAATACGGACTATTTTTTAATTGTTTGGAACAAAAATTGAAATATTTGTCCCAACTTAACGAAAGTTTCTTCTTAAATATAATTGAGTATCGATCAATCATCTTTAAACTTTCTTGAACATAATATTCTTTTTCAAATTCCATTTTTACCGTTAAACCTATAGTTTTGACATTTTTTCGTAAGCTCTGACTGCATCAACTGCCTGTTCGAAACTTAAATTTTCTGTTTGGCTAAAATTTTCTTTAAATTTAACAATATTAAAAACATTTAAAAAAATATCTTCTTCCAGCCAATTATTTTTTTCAAGATAAATTCTCATTGCATCTACACGCATACCATCAATGGAACCCTTTACCCAGCTAGAATAAACTGGTTTATTTTTGCAAGCAATATTTTTTTCCACGGATTATAAAACTCCTTTTAAAAAGTACTACAAGCTCCGCCAGCACAAGCAACATTTTCCATAAGTTTGGTGTTATCTTCTTCTTCGTGCATATTACTATAATCCACATCCTTGTAAACTCTAGTCAAATCTTCCCATAATTTATTGTTGTTTATGTCTTTTAAAAGATAAGTAAGTTCTTTGATGTTGTTTTGCAAATGTCTTTCTGCAAATTGTTTGGCTCTACGAACCCAATCTTTTTGCAAATTACAGTGTACCCATTCAGACTGCAATTTATGCATTATTTCATCGTTTAATTTTTCTGGAACTTTTGGCTCTTGAACCTCGAAAACGCCCAAAGCAGCATCACAAGCTCGCCACAGGTTGTTGTGAAATGCATGAAGTCCATCAACAATTAAACCAGAAGCATAAATACAGCTTTTTCCGTATTTATCAACTATTTCTTCAACTGTGAGAACTTTAGTAAACGGAGCTTGTGGGTAATCTAAATCTCCCGTAGAACCAAGCAAAGATATACCAGCGAAACTTTCACGATTTTCATAAATGAAATTTTCTACATCTTCCCATTCACTTTCCTTGACATTAATCGTATTACTTACATTGTGAGACATCCAAGGATGCACACATTTATCTGGTCTTTTACCAGCTTCGACCCAATTTTCTTGAACCAATTTAACGGTTTCTAGAAGTTGAACAGCAGAAATATTGTCTTTTGTTATTACATGTTCTGGCATTTCAATTAAAAAACTAATTACTTCATCAGTACCATTTGCATTCCATACTGAATTTTCAATAGCAGTAGGATTGTAAGTCTTAAAATGCTGAATTGGATTTTCAGTAGCGTTACTTTGAACTCTACGAATATATCTTCGTGCATGTGCAGGATGAACGCCACTAGATGTTCCAAGCAAACAACTTGCTGTTCCTTCTGGCTTTACACAAGTTGCTCTTGCTGCAACATTAATTCCAATTTTATCTGCAATGTCTTCATTGGTCTGAAGAACTATACCTGCCATTTCACGAAGATTATTTTTATCTAAAGTTACACTCGGATAGTCCATGATTCCAGTTATGCTAACACCAAGAAGTGCTTCTCTTTTTATAATAGATTCACTAACCTTTCCAAGATAATCAAAATCAGTATAACCAGCTTGCAAAGTTCCAATTATAGAAGCAACTTTTGCAGCCAAGGCAAAATTTTCTTTAGTTTGTAATTTTGATCCATTTATAGTGCAAAGATTACAAGCCTGCCATCCAGAATTGCCTTGCTCATCATAACCGTACAAATTAATTTCGACGCAGGGATTAAACAAAGATTCAGTGCTATGACTCCAGATAATTCCCGGCTCACCGAACTGCCTAGTAGATTCAAATAAACGATGATAGTCTTCTCTTCCCGTACTGTTTTTTAACAATAATGCACTATTATTAGATCTGCCTCTTTGTGGATTTTCATAATACCAATTTCCAATTTTAGCATTAAGCATCAATTCATCATCGACACTAAACATAGCAAGACACGCACTTCTGCGCACCCCACCTGACAATACAGCATCAGAAGCATGCATTATTATGTCGTATGCATCAATTGTTCTTAATTTTTTATTACCAGAATCAACAGACTTATTAAAAACTTCACGAATCTTTTCTAATGCTTTTTCAAGTGGTTCATGTCCGGGTGCTTTGCCTACTCCATAAGATAAAGATGAACCTTTTGGTCTAATAGCAGAATAATCAAAAGTTACTTTTTTGCCATGGAAATCAGAAAATTCATCATGCGGACTATAGCTTGCAGTCAATACTCCAAGAGCATCTGCCCATCCTTCTATGCTGTCATCGATTTTATAAATTTTTTCTTCTGATAAATCAGTTGATTTAGAAATGTGAAAATCTGGTAATTTATCAACATGGTGTCGTTGAACAGAGAATCCGGTTCCACAACCATTAAGCAGAAGCCAAGTACATTCCTGAAAAAATCTAGGTCTATCACAGTAAGAACTAATGCAATTATAAATTTTTGCATTACGCTTTAAAATTGGATCTCCACCAAACTGTAATGCTCTTTGACTGCCAAGTGCTATTTTATTGTGAACATGTTCGAATGCCCAATTAATATCATCTGCTACCATTGTATATTTCGTAAGATGCATGCCTTTGACACGCTCAATCGCTTCGTGCCAAGTTTCTCTTCTTTTTTTAGTTTTATCATATCGTGCATAACGACTTGCAAAAGTATAATCCGACAATGCTTTAGTTGACATTTAAACTCCAGTTAAAAATTCTAGGGAAAGTATTTAAGATTAAAGTTTTCATTTTTATCAAAAAAAATTAATCTTTTTTAATTTTAGTAAAACCATTTTGATGAATTAATTGAATAACATCAGAACCTTCTAGCATTTTAATCAAATCTTGATCGTGACTAGTTATAAACACCTGTTTTTCCTCACTTAAAGCGTGGATTATATTATGAATCCCTTGTACTCCTAAAGGATCTATGTTTGTTGTGACTTCATCTAAGAACATCAAAGAAGGAGAACAGCCAGCAGTAACACTCATAACATCAGCAAATGCTTGTGAAACAGCTAAATTCAATCTTCTTCTTTGACCAGCAGACATTGCGTAATAAATATAAGGAGTTCCATCTGGAGGGTTTCTTTCAATTACTTCATTAAATTCACTGTCGAATTTAAGATCAATTACATTATCGTTTAAATATTGAAGCCAAAAAGCTATACGGTTATTCAATTGAGGAATTATTTCATCCACAATTATTTTCCTTATACCTTTGTCGCCAAAACCTTGAGACCAAAATTGGTAATATGGAATTTCTTCTTCTATTGATTTTATTTCTTTTATTTTAGCGTCGTTCTTAACCAAGCAATCATCTATTTCTTCTTTACCGATTTTTATCATTTCTGTATAAGGATCATTATTCGCAACATCTAATATTTTTTGATTTATAGATTCTTTGATTTGTTTTATTTTTGTTTGAAGTTCGATTGTTTTAGATTCGGCTTGTGGTTCTTTGATTTTACTTTTTTCTAACAATTCCTTAGTGTCGTTTTCTATCTTTGTTTTTAGTTCGTTTAATTTTGTTTTAAATTCTAATTCTATTGATATAACTTTATTAAAGTTTTCAGTTTTTTCTTGTTGTTGTTGTTCCAAAGGAACTAATTCGTTTAGTTTTTCTTTTATTTGCAATTTTAATTTTTCAATTACATTTGTTTCTTCTTTGATTACGAAGTCGATATTATTCGGGTCTATTTCTCCATGACAATAATTACAAACTTTATGATCTTTTTTAGAAGCTAACGAGTCTATATGTGATTGTATGTCGGTTATTTTATTTTTAAGATCTCTGCAAACAAGTTTTATTTCTGCAATTAAAGGCCTTATAGCTTCAATCTCGTTTGTAATTTTTATTTTTTTATCATCTATGAATTCTTTTTTATCAGCTAGTTTTTTAAATGATATTTTGTTTTCTTCGATTAAATCATTAAGTTCTTTAATTCTATTTTGTGCTATATTGTAAATATCAATTAATTCTGAGTAATCGGAATTTTCTAATTCTTTTTCGCATAGTACAAGATCGTTTTTAAGTTTTTGTATTTCTGATTTTATAGAATTTTGCCATGAAGTACTTTTGAATTTTAATTGTTCTTGTTTTGCTTCTAATGATTTCTTGTGAGAATCCATTAATTCATATTCTTTAGTCGATGAAGAAATATTAGATTTTTTATTTTTATATCCTTCGTTGGCTTTTTCTTGCCATTTTCTATAAACACCTAATGACAATAAGTTTTCAATAATTTGTCTTTTTACTGGTGTTTCGCTTTCAAGAAAACTATTGCTTTGATCATCGGAAAAAACACATATGCTTAAAAATGTTTCGTAGTTTAATCCTAATTTGTCTTCGATTAAAACTTGAGTTTCATCCATAGAACCAGTAGTTATTTCTGTGGTGTCATCCCATTTATGTTCTTCGCTTTCCCAAAGTCGCAAAGTGTTTTTGCTTCTTGTTCTGACTATTTTGAAGTCATCCCAAATAATTACAACCTTGCAATTTTTACCTACTAGATTATGAATCACCCCATCTTTTTTAAGTGCCGTGTGCTTTTTTACGGTCTTACCGAATAATCCGTAGACGATTATTTCTTGTATGCTTGACTTCCCGCTGCCATTGCTGGATATTTTATTTTCTTCCGATAACGAAGCGTCTTCGTTGTTCGATTTAGCGTCTTTGTTTAACCCTTGAATGAAAATTACATTTGAATGATCTTCGAAATTAATCTCTATTCCTTCTGGACCAAAACAAAGGAAATTATAGGCGGATATGTGTTTGAATTTTAAATTTTTCATTGATACAAATAACTATAAATTATTTGTTTTAGCAAGACTGATTCTTTAGAATTTTAATTATATTTTATTAGTTCGACTCAGAGCAAATAATGTTTCCAATTTCTAAAAGTTTACCATCATCAAGACCTTCGTGCGGAACGACCTTGATGTACTCTTTCAACATGTCGGAACCTTTTGATAAAATTGATTTTGCATTATCGATCTTGTGTTCTGATAAATTTTCTTTTACTTGTTTTATTTCTAAAGAACCTAATTTGTTTTCGGAAATTATTTCTTTTTTTAAATTTAAAACATCTAAAGAAGAAATATCATTAACCGAAACTCTGACGAAATTATTTTCAAGATCATGTTTATCGATATCTTCTGATTTAATGATTAAGTGTTTTGGACTGAAATCGTTCAATATGTATTCGCATTCTTTTTTGTCTTGATCGAAAATAATTAAATGTTTTTCTTGAAATGCTTCTCCAAACGAAAGTTGCAATGGAGAGCCAATGTATTCAACATTCACATCTAGTTTTTGACTGGCGTGATAATGACCTAAAAAAACATGCTTGTATCCTTTAAATATTTCCGATTTAACAACGACCATGTCACCATCATGTTCTATGACAACATCAGAAATAACATTGGTGTGTAATTTAGCTCCGTCTATGGCCAAGTGGCCAATTGCGTATTCTTTTTTGCCATCTATTTCGTTTAATTTTTTTATTGAAACGATTGGGTCGTGTGTAAACGGTATGAAATCCCAATTGTGATCATCTATTTTAATTCTTTCAACTTCAGATATCACACGAATATTTGAAATATCAGAAAATGGAATCACACTACTTATATTAGTTTTTTCGTTAAACCACAAATCGTGATTACCGAGCAACAAATATAAATTAAATTTCTTGGTATTTAACCATTTTCTTATAATTTCATATGTTTTTTGATAGGCGAAAATTTCTATTTTTTGTCTATCGTGAAATAAGTCGCCACCAAAAATAATATTTTTAATGTTATTTTTTTCTGCCGTCTGAAAGACCCAATCTAAAACATTAAGACAATCATTTAATCTCTCTGTTTTTCTTTTATGGGTCGCAATATGAATGTCTGAAAAAAGAAGAACTTTGTTCATGAAATTTTATCTTTAATTGGTGCTAAAAATTTAAATCATATGCATTTGTTAAATTAACATGATTAAAAATATATTTCAATATTACTTTTTAGATTTTCCATCACCATATTTTTTTTCGATGAGATCCCAAACATTTTTTGCTGCTATTTTTGTAGCAACTGGTTTTTGAACAGGTCCAGTTGGCGCACCACCTCCACCCATAGCTGGTGGTGGCATACCGCCTCCTCCTCCACCCATAGCTGGTGGTGGCATACCGCCTCCCATAGCTGGTGGTGGCGCACCTCCACCAGAAGGTGCTGCTTCTGGTGGCATACCGCCACCGGAAGGTGCTGCTCCAGCCGCTGGCGGTGGAGGAGTTTCTTCCATAAAAAGACTGCTTCGAACTTTAATGAATTCTAAAAATGTTTGCATAATCTATTTATATAAGATATTTATTTTTTTTTTAGTAATAATGACTATATAATAAACCTATAGGATGAATATTGCTTCTCCTCAAAAATGTGTGTTGGTACTTACCCAATCAAAACCACACATAATTTTTACGAGGAATATAAGGTGTAGCCTTGGTAGCTAAAAAATTATTAAGCTACCAAGGCTCTTTTTATTTAAAAATTTGATAACAAAACATTAAATACACATATGATTAGATTTTCAGAATATATAAATTTGAAAGAACAAGAAGGCGTAGACTCTACATTTGTCAACAATGCAGATTTTAAAAACACTGTAAAATCACCTGTTTCACAACAACAATCAGTCGATCAGGAACGATTAAAAGATACTGGCGAAAAATGGAGTATGAGCAAAGAAGAAGTCATGAGACTTTGGCAAGGACTTCCTCTGGGAATGCCAATCGCAATGAAACCAGTTGATAACGACCACAAAGGATCGACCTTTAGCGAAGACGCTATTCGAATTACTGGAAGTACAGAATTTATAGAATCTGTAATTTCTAGGCTAAAAGAATTTTTAAAATATGAGAGCGAAACAACAAAATTAAATGTTTCTTTCAGAGAAACCTCTTCTCCAAGTCTCGAAGAAGAAGGTATGGGTAAAAAATCTTATGTATTTTACATACAAAGCAAAACACGAGGATAAATGGCAGATAATAAAAAAGATAATAAAAAAGATAATAAAAAAGTAGATTCTGGAATAAAAAGTGCAATCGTAGATATCGCAGACAATTTATCCAAGGTGTTCAAAAAATACACAAGACACACAAGAGAAAAAGCATGGAAGGTCTTGCTAGACACAGAAGCAGAAAAAGAAATAAAAAAACTATTGCAAGATCCAAGCAGACCACTTAACATGTTCTCTAAGTTAAATTTCAAGGAATGGTTATCACAAGGCTAACGCTAGGAAGCGAAAAATGCTTTCATCAGAACAACAAAGTGCAATAGATCATCTTTTTCACAATCATCAAAAACAACAAGTACAAACCCTTGGTGGATATGCTGGAACTGGCAAAACCACCATTATTAGCAATCTTGTTGGTAAATATGAAGAAGCTGGAATAAGACCAATCGTTCTTGCATATACAGGAAAAGCAGTAAATGTTTTAAAAAACAAAGACGTACCATGTCAAACAATTCATAGCCTACTTTATACTCCGATGATTGATCGTGAAGGCAATGTCGAAGGATGGATGCCAGTATGCAATTATAATATAACAAAAAATTGCGACATTATAATTGTAGATGAATCCTCTATGGTAGACTCTGTTATCTATAACGACTTAGTAAACACAGGATTGCCTTTGATATTTGTTGGCGATCATGGTCAATTAGAACCAATCAGCAATGCTAATGATTTTAATTTGATGCGTAATCCAGATTTGAAATTAGAAGAAATACACAGAAACTCTGGAGAAATCGCTCACTTTGCCGAACATCTAAGAAAAGGAAAATCACCAACATCTTTTCCTAGTAGCAGTCGAGTTCAAATAGTAACTTGTTCGGCAGTTAAACCAAATCATTATGCGGATTATGATCAAGTAATATGTCTTTACAATAAAACTAGAACAAAAATAAACACCACAGTAAGAGAATATAAGAAAATTCATTTTTCGTATATTGCAATTGGTGAAAAAATAATATGCCTAAAAAACAATCATCTTGAAGGACTATTCAATGGAATGCAAGGAATAGTAACAAAGGTTCATAAAAATGAAAAATTATCTTTCACATCTAATAATGTGAATTACACAAAAGTACCATACGATCCTGATCAGTTTGGAAAAGAAAAAAACGATTTCAGAAAAGAAAGAAGTACTAAAAATCCTTTCGATTACGCATATGCAATAACATGTCACAAAGCCCAAGGAGATGAATGGGATGACATAATCGTATACGAAGAAAAGAATAATTTTTGCGACACATCCCGATGGCGATATACAGCTGCTAGTCGTGCTAAAAATAGCATCATATGGATTCCAACTTTATTTTAATTTTATTTAATATATAATTATATGCTAAGTATATTTGTAATATATTCCATAGATAGAATAGAACAGTTTGAAATATTCTACGAATGTTTACAAGAAATGCCGGGATACGAAGACTGTCAAAAAATATTAATTGTAGATGGCGAAGAAACAAATATTTATCCAGAAGATTTTGAAATATTTTTCTGCAAAAGACCAAACAAACACTTTAATTGGGCTGCCGCTTGGAATCTTGGAATCGAAAAATCAGCATACGAAAAAATATGGTATCTAGATTCCGACAGAATATTACCATTACATTATTTACAAACATTGCAACAAAAAATAAAAAATAATACTTTTGTTTATTCTTCTCAAATAGTTGCCATGAAAGAAAATTGTTCTTTAAATTATATAAAAGAATGTAGACAAAATCCATATCTTAATTGGGAGTCATACCAAGAAGATCACAGAATTCCATGTCCTCCGAATACAGAATTTCTAAGTATGGGTAAAAATCCAATGAGTGGAAACACTGGTTTCACTAAAACAAGTTATTATAAATCAGGAGGATTAAGCCTCGAATTTGAAGGACCAGCTTTAGCTGATACTGATTATTTTTATAAAACTTATTTAAAAGGATTCGATTTTGAAACAATACAATGCTTGGAACTACATTTAAAACATAATTATTCGATTTCAGGCAAAGAACGTGATGTTATGTATATGTACAATGCGATTAAAATATGCAAAAAATATAATTTAAAACCGAGCATTAAATTACAAAAAAGAATTAAAAATAACAACATAAATATAAATATTAATTTTGATAAATACGATATTGATAAATTTTTAGAAAAATACAAAACAAATAAAATAAAATCACTTTAAACAATTAACGCTTCATCTAAAGTTACTTCTTTAATAATGTGTCCTTGATCTATTAGTATTTTAATACGCTTTTTGCTGTGTTCCAGCAAATAAGGATTTATATCAAATATAAAATCAAAATATTTCAAGTCTTCTTTATCCGAAGATATTCTTAATCCACGACCCATACGCTGTATAATTTGGTGATCAGCTTGTCCGCCAGCAGCATTAATCAATTGATGTAAAAACACATTAATGCCCGTGTTAAATATTTGTTGAGTAGCGATAGCGATTAAATTTTCCTTACTTTGTTGTAATTCTTTTATTACAAATTTTCTAGTTGCTGAATCATCTTTGCCTTGAACCCACAAAGAGTCTGGAATCATTTTGTGTAATGTGTCTCCGTGTGCGATTCTATCTACCAAAATCAAAGTTCTTCCTTTTTGTCTTATCGCTATTTCTTTAACCATGTCGTGAAACTCATTGTTTTCTGCTATGCCTCTGGTTACGGCATCGATATAAATATCATGTGGCAAATCAGGTGATCTTACTGGTATAAAGTAACCTTTTGATGTAGACAATATTCCTCTGTTTTGTAATTCTTTAGTAGTTAGAATTCCAGATTCTACAGAATTAGTTTTAAGTACTGGACCAAAAAATCCTTTTACGCCATACTTTTGCACCTTATCTTTTTCTCCGAATTTGAAAGGAGTCGCACTTAATGCGACTCTTATATCAGCACCTTTCAATTTTTTATAAACAGATTTGGGTCCTGACGACATCATGTCGTGTATTTCATCGACTATAACAACTTTTATTTTTGGTAAAATATTTTCGATTTTTGAGATCGATTGGACGCTTGCAACAGTTATTATATTTGGATGTACTTCTTTTCCCCAAAGACAACCAACATTTGGTATATCCCAGCCTTTGATCTCTTCGTAGTTTTGCGATGCTAATCCGACTCTGTTTTGTAAAACCAATATAGGGGTATTAGGTGGTAATGATTTTATTATACTAACCATAATAAAACTTTTCCCAGCAGATGTAGGAGCGTAAATAACTCCTCTCTTGTGTTTTATAATTTGATTTACAAAATCAACTTGATAGTCATGTAATTCGAGACTTGGATTTTTAAATTTGAGATAATCTTTGTCTATGCTTTCAACCGCAAATTTAGTTTTAGTTCTTTTGTCGTTATATGATATCTTAAGATTATGATGTTTTATTACCAAGATTACTTCTGGCAATAATCCAGTCAAAAATTTACCGCTAGTCTTATTGAAAAAATCAATGTATCCATCCCATAACTTTTGTTTGTATCTTCTATTGTGAAAATAATTTCTATCTCTAAACCTAAGACTTTGCCATAAAACATTTAGAATATCTTGATTGGTGGTGGTACAAATAGAAACATCGTTGTTTATGGTTAAAACAACATCGTGATCTTCCAGACTACTCGACATGTTGATTTTTCTCTAATTTAAAAATGTATTTTGTATTTACGCCTAATTAGCTTTATTACTTGTATAGCATCATCTACAGCGTTATGAGTTACCTTTTCCTTTATAGAAGCTCTATCTAAACACGTTTCCATATTAGGCAAATGATCGTCTTTAAAGTGATCAAAATATAGTATAGCAGGATCTATTACCCTAGATCGAAACGAAATGTTAGACCAATCGTTTTTTTGTATTTTTTCTTGTAAAAACATTAAATCAAATGTTGCAAAATTTTTACCAGCAACATTTAAATATATTTTTTCATTATCATCGTTGTAACCATTTATAAAAAGAAAATTACTTAACCTTGTGAACAATTCTTCTGGATAGCAAATGTAAGGTGAATTGTTTTCGACTTTGTTCGAAATATCTAATAATATATTTCTACTATGTATCTTGATAGCTTTGGGGTCGACACAGTAAGGTTCTTTTTTATTTAAATGATAATGAAAAACTGGTAAATCTTTTATCGGCAAAGGATTCTTCAAATCATCAAGAACCGCTGCGAATTCTAAAATATCATGATTCTTAGGATCTAACCCGCTTGTTTCGATATCTATAGATGCATATTTCATGGTGACTTCCTTATCTTGTTAGGCTGAAATAACGATTAAATGTTGTCAAGTGGTTTTTTATCATTGCCATCGCCTTGTTCTATTTTCTTTTTTCTTTCAGATAACAATTGACAAAGCTCTTGATATAAAGAAGGATCTTCCATTTGTATACTAGCCAAAATCCAATCTGATATGCTAGGATTCATATTGCCTCCAATTGTTAAAACATCAGCGTACCTTAAAATTTAAAAAAGTAAATGCGAGAATCAAAATGAATTTCCCTTTATTCGATGAAACTTCCAAATCAATAAAAACTCCTTTTTTCAAGATAGAACCAAAAATAATAGAAAACAACATTCCCAAAAAAATACATCAATTATGGATAGGGAACAAAAAACCACCCTTAAATTGGATGGATACATGGAAAATAAAAAATCCCGATTACGAATACATTCTTTGGAACGAAGAAGAACTTGAAAAAGAAAATTTCCACAATCAAAGTCTTATCGATAAGATGCCAGAATTTAATGGAAAAGCAGACATAATGAGATATGAAATTTTATATAAACATGGAGGTTTTTTCATTGATGCCGACAGTGAATGTCTGAGACCATTGAGCGATGAACTAAGAAACTATGAATTCCTTTCTTGTTATGAAAACGAAAAAATAAGAGGAGGAGTAGTATCATGTGCTATCTTAGGTTGTGCTTCCAACAATCCACTTATGGAAAAATGCATATCGAATCTTGAAGAACTAAATTTACCTATATCGCCAGCATGGTGGTATGTTGGTCCAATTTTTTTAACTTATGTGATTCACAAATACAAACAAAAAAATATAAACATATTACCATCTTACACATTTATACCATTTCATTATTCTGGGATGAAGTATTCTGGAGAATTCCTACCATTCGCAGACCAAAAATGGGCAACTACTTTGGATCTATATTGATTTAAACCGAGAAAATTCCCATGCTAATTTTTCACAGAAATCCGTAAGATTCAAAAAAGAATCCCTATTTTCTATTAAATCATTGTATTCTAGAAACACATTGTTTAATACAGGATCGAAAATCAAATCATAGTTTGTATCTTTGTGGTCGTATGTGTATCCAGCAGCCGTATCTTGTAAATCTTTAAAAGTAATTTCTTTTTTGTTCTTAATCATATCGAATATCTTTTTCCAATGTGACCATTCTGGTTTTGAATTTTTATTATTTGGATTTGCTAATTTAGACAGCCATCCAATTAAATATTTGGATTTCATCTGATTTATTGTTCTTATTGGAAAATGACATATTTTAATGTGTTTAGTAGTATTTCTGTTAATGTATTCATTTTTTCCATAATGTACTTCATGTTGCCCTTCGACATAATACAATCCTTCACATGATTTAAATATGTTTTTGTGGACAATAGCTTTAAGTTGATTTAAATTTATAGTTTTTGTTCTGTGTGTTATTGTGTTTAATATGTTTTTATCATTAGTCTCTATAGTAGGAACATAATTGTACCAACACGCCATTAACAATTTATTGTCTTCAAACACTATGTCTTCTAATTTTTTATCAAAAACAATGAATTCATCCGCATCTAAAAACACAAACCAATCAGCTATTTCTTTATATTCATTCAATATTCTTGTAGATATTTGTGATTGAATGTGCCAAACAGATTTTTCCTCAATTACATCAAGTTTTTTATATTCAGTTTGTAGCTTGTTTAAAATTTTTCTTGTATTGTCAGAACTATCGTGTTCAACAATTATTATTTTGTCGAAATACACGGCATGGTAACGCACGAATGTTTCGATGATGTCTTCTTCGTTTTTAACAATTGATGCTATTATTTTCATATGAATCGATTAAGAATTTACCCCATTGTTGTGACATATGTTTTGAATCCCATGATTTTATTTCATCGACAATACCATGATGCATTAATTGAATTTTCTTTTTATCGCTTTTTAATTCTAATATTTTATTGACGCATGAGTCAACATTTCTTTCGATAATATTACAATTACGAAAATAATTACTGTAACCAACATCTGTACACACAGGAACACATCCACAAGCAGATGCTTCCAATAATGTACACGGACCTCCTTCCGATTTGGATAGGCACAAAAAAATCTTACATTCATTATAAATTTTATTCATATCTTTTAATGTTCTTTTGTTGTTGAAAGAATCAACATATATTTCTGCGAAATAAATATCTTTATAATTCGATAGCTTGTTTTTTACTTCCTGTAAAATAGAATAACCCTTGTGTTCTAATCGCATCATACTTGATGAAAAAAATACAATAAAATCTCTTTGATCAAATGGTTTTTCTACAAAGAAAGTAATTAAATCAACGCCATCATATGTAAGGTGTATGTTTTCAAATCCACTTTTAATCATAGTTTCATAGACATATGGATTGTTTACTGAAACACAATTGAATGCTGATATCCTATCTTTTTTAATCATAATTTCATAAGGAGATAATACTTCGTTTATAGTAAGCACAACCTTTGTTCCTTTAGAATTATGATACTTCACGAAACTTACTAAATCTTTAGTTTCAGCAAAATACTGTTCATGCAAATGATGAATGATATCGTAATGTTTTTTTTCTACTTGATCGATCCAATTTAAATTTGCAAAACCTATATCGATATCGAATTGTGGAAGATGTTTTCTGTAATCTATTCCTTTGAAATGAAAACTCCAATTGGGTGTGTCGGCTAAATATAAAACATTTATTTTACTTGTATGTTTAAGATTTGGTATTACAATTTTAGGTAATTTATTTAATTTCATTATGAGATAAAACTCTAACTATATCGCCAACAGTAGAAAAGTCCTTATTGTCTATAATATCAATCATGGCATCGATTGTGTCTTGATTTAAATCAGAAATGCCTCCTAATCCTAATATTTTTTTCTTAAGACTTTCATTTGTGTAACCAGATTCTTTTAGACTTTTAATGCTAGTAGACATGCCATTCTTGTTGCCCTCTAAGTTTAAAAATTTTAACAACAAGTCCTTGTAATAGTCGAATCCATGTCTTTCTTCTAGCCACAATTTAAAATTCAATTTGTTCATTTTGTTCCTTGGTAGCTCTATATAAGATAGATATGAAAAACATCATCAGTAATTTTAAAACATTTTTTGAATTTGCCAATTATGGTTTCGAAGTTCAGACTTCAAAAACTATAGGTGGAAGCGTCATGCAAGATGGTGAAAAGCCTATTAATTACATAGATTCTAATTTAATTGTAAATGAATTAGTTAGACATAAAATAAACGATGTCGAACCAGTAAATTTTTGGGAAAATGTTGTTCAATGGGGTTCTGATCCCGGAGCGATAAAATTAGAAATAACTCCTCTTGGTTCGTATAGAATCGTAATAAGAAAATTAATAAAAGATTTAGTCGGAAATAGTACTTGGATTACAAAGAATGTAATAGATCTTGATGACACATATTCTGGTCACAGCGAAATAGCTTATGCTGAAAATTGTTTAAGTATAATTGAAGGTTTAAATAAAGAAAATTTAGATCATGCGTCTGCTAACTGTGAAAACTTTGATAAACTTGCTTGGAAACTATGGAACAAATGTAAAGCTGTATTTCCTTCTTATATAATGTTTCCAATAGGCATGAAAAAAATGAGTGAAAATTATTACAAGCTCATATATGAATTTAAAGGTGGTGGCGTAGAAGCTCCAACAAGATCGAGAGCAGAACAATTCGATATTGATCTTCATTTCAATAAAACCACAGGAATTATAAAGGCATGGGGATACGACATTGATTCAGATACCAGACAACATAGCTGGAAAGTTCAAATTTCAGATTTTAACGAATGGTTCGCTCCTTCGCAACCAATGGATGAAATAGTAACCGTAATAAATAATTCGTTTATGACATATTAGGATTTTTCATGAAAAAAAAATACATAAACTATTCTTTGAGTCTTACATTTTTAATGTGCATGTTTATATTTGTTTCTTTGACGAAAATAGATCATGCTGGACCTCAAAATCACATCAGTCAAGATAAATTAACAAATAATGATTATACGCAAAACGAAGAATCATATAATTATCAAAAAATTGTCCAGAAATCAAAAATAGAAAACAAAAAAATAATATTATTTTTTATAGATTCTACATGTGATTGGTCCGATAAATTCTTCGAAACCTTAAAAGACTCGGATGTAAACAGTTATATTTCAGACAATAATTATATTAAATATTATGTTGATGTCGAAAAGAACAAAAATGTATTTTTGAAATACAAAGTCGAATCTACTCCTTGGTATATTGTTGTCGATGAAAACGAAAAGATAATTAAGACTGGATCTGGCTACAAACAAAAAAGAGAATTTTTAATTTGGTTGAAAAACATTATTAAAAAACAATTCTAAATAAATTTTCCAAATTTAACTTTATTGTATTCATCGAAGAATCTTTTTTTAATCGCTTCGTTTGTTAAGCCATTTGCTATTTTTACATACAATTTCGCTTCTCTGTATCTTTCGTTGACTTCGATATTCCATTTATTGCAATATTTTAACATGTTGGCTACGCAATTTACTTCTTTTTCTTCTTTAGTGAAAAAATATGATTTATAAAAAAATTGTTTTTCATGATACAAATGTATTTCGTATTGATTGTGATATACGGTATTGCAACTTGAATTATTTAAAACTTTTTGTGTGATATCATTATCGTTAAAAGAATAACCTAAGAAAGTTTCATCCATTCCGCCTAATTCTTTATATTTGTTTTTATAGAACATAACATTTCCAGAAAATAAATTTCTACAATTTATCTTATTTTCTTTCGATCTTTCTTCTTCTGTGTAATTAAATGAATCGCTTTCAATAGAATCATCGTCTTCTTCTTTTTCGCATTGTTTAATGTATCCAACCGTGACAAAATCATTTTCACTTAAAGTAATTGCATTGTTGTAAAAATAATTTTCAGGCAATATTCTATCGCTGTCTAAAATTACTATTTTATCGTTAATAGAATTTTCTACGCCTAAATTACACATAAAAGGCTTATTGTATATTTGTAGATTTAAATTGTGTTTTTTAATATCAAAAAAAGAAGATGTTATATCTTTATTGAAAGAATCATGAAACAAAATTAATAATTCAGAACCTTGTAGATTTTTTTCTCTTTTTTCTAAAAACCTTAACAATTGAAATAAATTTTTAATTCTTGATGAATGCAAACAGATAATAAAAGATATTTTCATTTCAATTCATTATAGAATAAAACTTCATATATTTTTTTGGTCTTATCGTTAATCGATACTTTGTATATGTTTAAATCTATGTTTATTTTATTTAAATCTATTGAATCTTTGCATTTTTCAAAGTAATTTGAGAGTATTAGATAATATGGACTTATTTTTTGTAAAATTATCCACATTTTAAAATCATTGTTTAATATTTTTTCTTTATAATCTTTGAATTTATAATCTTTTCCTAATTTTTTATTTAAAAATTCATATGTATTCTTCAATCCGAGAATTACTTTTTCTGTTGAAATAGAAATTGGAGCATTTACATTTTTGATTCCCGATTTCTTTTGTTTGACAAGAGCATCATATCTGTATTTCCATAGTTTCCATCTTTTCCATGCTTTTTCGCCAGCCAAACAATTTATGTTTATAAGTGGCTTTTCGTTGTTGTCTATGTTGATTCTTTTTAAAATATCTAATTGAGCGAAAACATAAAGGTGGTATTCGTCTTCTGGTAATTTATCTTTTGTTTCTCGTTGTAGCTTAAAACAATATTTGAAAACGAGAGACTTTCTAGGATCTCCTTTTTGTTTTCTGCCAGATGCCATATCAGGGAACAATTTTCTTAAAGAATCGTGCCAACACAAAGTTATTTTGTAGGCCTTTTCTTCTTCTGCTGTCATTTTGTACTTTTGTATGGCCATTTCGAGCATTTTATTGAATTCGTGAGAAAAGAATGTATCTTTATTATTTAACATAAACTATTTAACTCGCCATTCCAAAAAATTAACATTTTAATTAATATATAAATTATGACATCATTTACACAATTTTTAGAACAACGAGATCCAGAACTTTACGATGAAATGAATCGTAGGGATTTCCTTAAAAGCGCAGCCGTTGTTGGAATTGGCAGTACTCTTGGTGGTATTGGTTTGAAAAAATTAACAGATCTTGGGTTTGGAGGTAAAAAAATTAAACCTGAACCTAAAAGTTTAAATTTGGGAGATAAAAATAGTTATTCGATGACTAGAATTGATTATTCTAAAATAGGCGATAATAGCAATTGGAAACCTGATAAAAACACAGAAGGCTGGATTTGGAAGTATACATCAAATAACCACACTGAAATAAAAGCAAAAGAAGAAGTCAAAAAATGGGTTATAAAAGAACTAATCGATAGGGAATCTGATTTAAAATTTAGTAGCGACGGCAAACATACTAAAACTTCAAGAGAAACAAGGAATCCAGTTAGAATAGGAAGAATATTAGTTCAATCTGAACCTTCAGAAAAAGAAAACTCTTTTATAATTACTGTTATTCACGATAAGAGACCTTTTTCTCTTGGGTTCAATAAGTAATCATATTTTAAAATAAAAATCATTCAAATTTATTACATTAGGGTTGCAATAATTTTAATTAAAGTAACAATGTAAATTAATACTTTGAAAACTTTGAATACTGAGATGAAGGCTCTAATCCTTCCATTATTTTATGATTGGCTGCGTTCCCTTGAGTAATTTAATGAAAAAACCTTGGAGCGTCTTACCCAGATGAAGTCTTAGTTGTTAAACACAATACTGTACGAGCAGTATTCTTCTCCAATGGTCAAGGTAGTCTAGGATAGGAAAAACCACCCGAATCTTTAGTTAAACTTAATTAACCTTATGTTTTTCTAGAGCTATCTTAGATTAGGCGACCATAACAAACGCACCATAATGTTAGCGTAACTTTCGGTTGTTAACTTAAGTTACTAAAGTTTTTAAGTGAAACTATTGTTTCAAATATTAACTCTTAACTTAAGTAACATAATGCTAATGGAAGTAACAATTAAGGTATTACTAATTACCTTAATTAAAAATCCATTTACCCTTAAGTCGGGACCTCGGTACGTAAAAATAATACTATTTAACTAAAAGTAACTGTCTATTGTTTTTTATGTAAGTGTTTGTTAGATTTGATTTAACAAATATATTTAGGGAAAATCTATGATTAAGTTCATTTCAGACATAGTTTCGATTAGCGGTACTTCGAGTACTTTTTATATAAGTCTAGAAAATGATTCGATTGATTTTACAAACTCTGAAACAAGGCAAATTTTGCGTATTTGTTCTTCTGAGGGAGAATGTAGCATTCCGATAGAGATAAAGGAATTACCGCTGCTTATTGAGGTTCTAAAAGGCACTGTATTATCAAAGCAATCAAAGGTAGTTGCGTGGAACTGGAAAGACTTCGTTTCTTATGTTTCATTTCATTTTGGGAAGTTAGTTGAATTTCAAGCTGTAGTACTTGATTTAAAGATTATCGAATCGTATTTTTTCATCAAACAAGAAAAACCAGTTAACTATTTGTCTGCTTTGATTCGTTTCAAGAAATTAAAGACAGATAAAGATTGGGATAAGTTTTACAACATATATAATTCTGTTTATTTACCTTTAATTACTTTAGTAGTTCCTACGATGGAAAACACTCCTTTACTTGATTGCGAGCTTAAGGATAGGGTATATGCTCATTATTCTATAAACGGACAAGATAATGGCAGAATGCTATGTTCCAACTCAAGGATCAAAGGTTACAACCCTCACACGCTATCAAAAGATCAAAAAGGTAAATATAAACCATGCGTTCCTTATAATGTATTTTTGAATTTTGATTTTAGAAGCATGGAAGTTGCTGTATTGGCTTATCTGGCTAATGACGAAAAGTTATTAGAATTGATTCAAGCACCAGATATTTATTCAAGTATATTTGCGGCTATAACAAATAGCGTTGCAGACGACAATTCTAAGATTTTAGCAAAAAAAATATTTTTACCGACTATATATGGCATGTCGGCACGGACTCTTGCTGAACAAGCGGATATCCAATTATCTCTTGCCGAACAAATTTGTAGTAATATAAATAAAATATTTTTTAAATCTGTAAATTATGTCAAAGGCTTCGTGTCTTTGGCTGAATCTCAAGGAACAATAAGTGATTATTTTGGCAAGAGAAGAACATTTACTGAAAATTTCTATAAGGCTCGCAATTTTTGTATTCAATCACCTGCATCATTAATTTGTTTAGAAAAATTAGTTCAGTTATGGAAAAAAATACAGCATAAGACTAGAATTTGTTATCATGTACATGATGGTTATTATGTATATGCACAAGATGATAATTGGAAAGAAGTGGCTATTGAAGCGAAAAAGGTTCTTGTTGGTGAATCACAAATATGTCCCGGCATGAGATTGAGAGTGGCTTGTCATGGGGGGACTAACTTAAATAACTTGAAGTCACTCGAAAAGCGATGAGTAAATGAAAGAGATATGCAATAATTTTCCAATCACATCAGAAGAATATTTTGAATTAGATAAAAAATTTGGCAAACTTTGTTATTACGCAGCACATCAATTAAAAAAGAAAAATTCAAAAAACAACTGTGTCGAAGACATAGATGATATAAACCAAGAGCTTCAACTTTCTATTATTCGTGCAGGATCTTATTACAAGAGACAGATTTATATTGAAAGTTCACTTGTGTTGGCCAAGGAACACATCAAGAAGACCGTAAAAAATAAAAAGTTAGTTTTAACTTTACAAAATTTGTGGAACAACAGAACTCGTCACGGTGCGAATAGACAAAAATTTGGACCCATTCAAGAAAAGTTATTAGACGAATTGATTAAAAAATATGTTCCCAAAGACATCAGACCAAGTAAAACCGAATCGTTAAAAATCGACACAAAGTTTTCGACTTATTGTAAAGCGATTGTTTGGAATGGTCAGAAGAGCATGGGTAAGAAAATCACTAGAGAAAAAGCTATTCGATCAGGTTTAGTTAGTTTATCCGAATACGATTATCTTGGTACGAATTTGTAACTTCTGATATTGTTCTTCTGCTTAGTTAATGTTATTTCGTAAGTAGGAGAAAGCAAAATGAGTTTGACACCAGAAGAACAAGCAATAATCGAGTCGTTAACTAATCCAGAAACGCAACAGACGAAGTTTTCATGGGACGATATGTTCCAGAAGAAACTGCTCGGCATGTTGCTTACTGATAAATACATGTTGATTCAAAGTATCGATAAATTAAAACCAGAATATTTTTCAAATGAAATACATGTTCTGATATCGAAGATTTTATTTGATTACTTCAAAGAAAAGAATTCTATTCCTGATCATTTTATAATGAACACGGAACTCACCTCAAAGATAAAAGACAAAGATAAAACTATTCAGTTGTATCATTGTGCTGAATTAGGAAGTTTATATAGCTATTATGTTCCCGGACTTGATACGAGAGAATACCTTATCGATAAAGTGTTCTACTTTGCTAAAGTACAAGCGGTAAAAGTAGCATTTCATAATTGTCTCGAAAAAATGAAAAAGGCACCAGAGGAAGAAAAGACTTGGGCGTATGTCTACGAGCAAATGCGTCAGTCTATGTTAATCGAGCGATCATATGAACCGGGACTTGAATATTTTTTAAATATAGATTTGATGTTTGATCGCATGGAAGATCAGTTCGCTGGTAAGGATAGATTCACATCTGGATTTCCTTCTATAGATAACAATTTGACTGGAGGTGGCTTATTTCATGGACAAATAGCTTCATGGATAGGATTGCCCGGTACTGGCAAGTCTTTGGCTCTTTCGAAGGCTGCTGTTGCTAATGTTCTTTTAGGCCATAAAGTTTTATATTTAACCATGGAAATGGACGAGATAGGAATAGCAACAAGATTTACATCACAATTTACAAAGATTGATATAAATTTATTAAAAGAGAATAAAGATCAAGTCAAGAGTACGATTGAAGAATTTAAAAAGGACAAAGAAAATTCTAATCTTTTAATTGTAAAGCAATTTCCCGGTGGCATGATCGATGTCAATGGTATTAGAGCTTATCACGCTCAATTGCTTCTTAGAGGTTGGAAGCCAGATTTAGTTATTGTCGATTATGTCGGAGAAATGAAAGATGACCCGACTGTTAAGAAGTACGAGTCTGCTTATAGAATATTAAGAGATTTAAGAGGTTTCGGGGTCGAACAAAATCATTGTACATTTACATGTTTGCAACCAAATCAATCAGCAGCGAAGTTAGAATTAAACGAATATATTGACGAATCAAACATAGGAACATCGTTTGATCAATATAAGCCACTTGATGCTTTTTGGTCTATTAATCAAAAAAGTTCCGAGAAGGATGCTGAGATAGGAAGGGTATTTGTTATAAAACACAGAAATGGACAATCAAGGTTCAATTTTAAAATAGGATTTGATTTATCTATGGGTACATTAGATTTGTATGAAATAACAAATGAAAAATATAAAGAATTATTTAGCACTTCGAATTCTCAGAAAACAGAAGATTTAAATTTCGATCAGTTTAAAGCTGGTGGTAAAAAGAAAAAATCAGAATCATTTGACGATGAAGAATGATTGTAAATTTTACAAACTAGCATTGATTAAATTTAATTATATATTTTAATATGTGTGTACGAACATCAAACGAGGTAATTCAAATGTTAGACGAAATTCCGAACGAATGCATTGTTGTAGTGGTATGTGGCAAAGATGTCAGGTTAGATCCAGAGTACATGAAATTTAACGAAGCCAATATCAATAAATTCATGGAACAAGAGTATGGATGGATTGATTACTTTGGAAAACAACTTGAATTGGCTCAAAAGGAATTAGCCTTAGCATCATTAGAATATGATGTTTTGTATAACGAAAAATACATTCAAGTTAAAGATCAGGGAAATTCCGACACATATTCAAAGGCGAAAGCTCAAACAGATACTGTGGTTATCGATAGTTATAAAAAAATGCTTTCAAAGCGAGAAACGGTTGGGCTTATAAAAGCGTATCTTAGAGCTTGGGATAGAAATCACGATAATGCTCAAAATCGTGGTCACACTCTTAGAAAAGAATTCGAAAAGCTGAAAGATACTAGGTCGGCTGATTTTCCCGATGTAAGTTACAATCAAGACAAGCAAATAGAGGATATATTAAATGGCTGATTTTGAAAATGCAAAGCATTATTCCTTTTCAGACCACCAACTCGAACAAAACATATTATTTTGGCTGTGTGCTGAAGATAATGATATTTTGACCGTTGCTAAAAATTTAAATGCATTTTTAGATAAATGGAATGATAAAGGAAAACTTTCTCCTTTTCAAAGCATAAGAAGCATGGTTGATAAAACAAATGTTCCATTGGAAATTAAAAATTTTGCGATAAAAGATCATAACGAAAAAGCTATAGTTTTTATACTCCTTGCTTTTTCTGGAATCAATCTTCGCACTTGTTCGTTTAAAGAATTTTTAAAAATAAAAGGTTTGAAAAACAATGTCGTTAAATGTTTTTTGATTCATACAAGACAGCTTTGCGTTGAAGATTATACTTATAAAATAAGTTCGAACAAACCAGAAACAAAAAAAACAACCAATTCAAAAGAACAAAAATCTAAGGACATCATAGACAACAGAGAAATGTTGGATTTTGATTTAAGTGTATGGAACATTATCAGGAAAAATAAATGATAGATGTCAATCGGATTTACAATGAAGATTGTCTTGAAACAATGTCGAGAATGCATGATGGATTTGTTGGATTGACTGTGACGAGTCCTCCATATGATAATTTGCGTACTTATAATGGTTATATTTTTGATTATAAAAAAACAGCGGAAAGTTTGTATAGAGTGACTAAATCTGGAGGTGTCGTTGTTTGGGTTGTTGCCGATGGGAGTGTAGATGGGGGAGAAACAGGAACTAGTTTCGAACAAGCTCTGTATTTTAAGAATATAGGATTTAAAATTCACGACACTATGATTTATGAAAAAACAGGATTCTCAAATCCGAGTTCGACTAGGTATCATCAAGTTTTTGAATATATGTTTGTGTTCAGCAAAGGATCTCCAAAAACATTCAACCCAATAAAAGATAGAGAAAACAAATATAAAGGAGTTCATGGTGGCGAAAGATCTTTTCGTGAAGATTTTGGCATGAGATATAATGTTTGGAAGTATGCTAATGGTGGAGGAAATACTTCGAAAGATAAAGAAGCATTCAAGCATCCAGCCCCAATGCCAGAAAAACTTGCTAACGATCATATAGTTAGCTGGAGCAATGAAGGTGATTTGGTTTATGATCCTTTTATGGGAAGTGGAACTACTGCTAAAATGGCAATTACAAATAAGAGAAACTTTATAGGCAGTGAAGTTTCTAGTGAGTATTGTCAAATTGCAAATCAGAGAATCGGAGAATTAAAATGAACGAAAAAATACTGCCTATAAGAAAAAAAAACTTAAACGACTTGATTGAATTGGAGTCCATTTGTTTTCCGACACCTTGGATCGAAAAAGACTTCAAAGTTATTTTGACAAGGGAAAAGACAGCAGCGTTTTATTATGAGTTAGATAATAAAATGATAGGATATATTATTTACGAAATGAAGCCAAAGCATGTGTTGCTTGTTAATTTCGCAGTACATCCCGATCATAGAAACAAAAAAATAGGAACAGAATTATTAGATTTTTTAACATCTAAATTAAATCACAAAACTAGATTTGAAATTATTTGTTATGTCGATGAATATAATTTAAACGCACAGCTTTTTTTAAAAAAAAGAAGTTTTTTCGCCACTCACAATATAAAGAATTTTTTCGAGAATGATTCTGGTGCTATATATTTCATGTATTCTCTTCCTCCTAAAAAAGAAAGTAAAAAATGAATTTCAATGAAATATTTGAATCTGAAGAATTGTCGTTATCTAATGATGAAAAATGGGATTATAGATTTTTAGAATTGTGCAAATTAGTTTCGTCTTGGTCTAAAGACCCAAGCACTAAGGTTGGTGCTGTAATTGTAGATCAAGATAAAAGAGTCGTTTCTTTGGGATATAATGGATTCCCAAAAGGCGTTAGTGATTTTGATTCAAGATACGATGATAGAAATTTAAAATATAAATATGTTGTTCACGCAGAAAGAAATGCAATTATATTCGCAAAGATAGATTTAAAAGATTGTATTATTTATACATGGCCTTTAATGCCATGTTCTGCTTGTGCTGGAATTATAATTCAATCTGGAATTAAAAAAGTTATAAGTGTCGTGAACGACAATGAAAGGTGGAATGAAGAGTTTGAATTTTCAAAACAAATGTTTAATGAAGTTGGAATTGAATTGGAATTAAAAAAGAGATCCGAGTAAGCTCGAATCTCTTTTTTAATATTATTGAACTAAATTAGCCAGCAATGATGCCGTCTACATTGAGTAGAGTTTGTTCAACATCGCTGAATTCTTCGCCATCGATAACGCTTACTGATTTTCGTGCGCCAGCAGTACCAACTTCTAAGCAATTGATGGTTCTCTGAAGAGAATTGCCATTTGCGTCGATAGAGGTGTCTAGGCCACTTTCGGTAGCGAAATTCAACAATGAAGGAACTAGTTTTGCAATGTAATCTGCCATGATATATCTCCTTTTTGTTTATAAACAATTGTATCAAAATACATATTTCAATACTTTATCTATATATCTATTATAAAAAGAATATTTTTTTGTTATTTTCGGTATTGTCTAGCGGGTAATCGTATTTTTTGCATATTTTTTCAAATTCGCTTGCGTGTTTGTTAGTTAGCTGTCTTTTTTTAATTGGTATCTCGTTGCCTTTTCTCCAAGAATTCTCTTTAGTGTTTTCAAAACATTTTTTGTTATTTTTTTCTTTTTTTAAAAAGTCTAACAATT